TTAAAGCTGCATCAGCCTTTCCACCAGTTTATCTCTGCGAACAACAAACCAACCATTGGCTCTCGCCAGTTCCAGCCATGACTCAAGGGAAATAACAATATCATCATCCCGCAACTGAATTGTGGAAACAGTGACACCGCCTCGCTGATAACAGAGAACTCGCGTGTCGTAACTTTTCTGGCATGAAGCTGGCGCTGACGGATCCTTTTGTCTGAAATAGCAGTCTTCCAGCTTTTCGAACACATCCCACGCCTGATCGGTTTCGAGCATTTTTGCATGACGGGCTGCTCCGCGTTCTGTCCAGAGGATGAGGGAGCGGGCTTTCGGGGAAATTTGTAACCCTCTTAAAGATGGTTGCAAATTTTGTGAGTTACTTAAAGTAACCCGCAAATTTTGTGAGTAGTTTAAAGCTACCCGCAATTCTTTAAGGTCATTACCAACAACTTTGAAAAAGTGTTTCCCTTCAACGAAGCGTACTTTGTTCTCATGATGATTCTGGCGAATGCGCACCGGCTCAGTGCCGTAAAGCTGCGCCAAAAGTTCGGTGGTAATAACAGGAATCTGGTTATGGGTGATCGGGGAGAGAGTTTCAACAGAAATTTGAGTTGTCATAATGACGCCCTCTGGTGGTTTCTTAATAACTCACCACCGACGACGCCAATCATCTGGTGGTGAACTGTGCAGGGTTGGCGTAACCGGGAAACCGACCGGCGCGGATCTCTCCGCCCCCACACAGCCCACCATAATTCAGATGTGCGCGTGCATACGACAATAAAAAACACGCTCGCGGCGTGTATCTGTCGCGGTCTCTATCCAGGACGCCAATCCCGACGCCAGATTTTGCTGGCGCGTGAGGAATATAGCCCCGGATAACAGATTGAGTCAACAGACGGTTTTTAGATCCCCGGAAGAGAATGCATCACGCATCGGCAGATAGAGCATAAACTCTGCCATTTTCAACCACGCATCTATGCGATTACGGCACGTGGCGTAACACCACTCAGGGTGTGAATCATTCAGCAATTCAGCCATTTTGCGCTTAGTCATCCCCCTCCCTTCATATCGTTGCCGGAGGATACAAATCAATCCTGGGTGTTCTGCCAGCACTTCACTAATCACCCGATCAATGCATAACGCCTCTGCATCAGTACAATGCACCAGCCAGCTTTTTTGCTTGCCGTTGATCATATCCCGCAAAAAAGCCTCAAGTTCAGGTTTGTCCAGACCTGCTTTTTTCATCCTCCGGAGCGCCTCGTTAATTGCCGTTTTTGTCAGCTTTTTAGAGGTCAGCAACTGGTTGAACATATTTCCCGTCTTACCGCCGCCAATATACGACCAGCGCCCCCACATGCGCAGTTTTCCCTGAATCCAGACACTTTCCAGCGTGGTGAGACGAAGGTGTTCCCCGCTTTTGCCTGTATTTGTTGGGTAAATCATAAATAACCTTCCTTTCTCCAGATTTCTTGTGTGCGAAAAACACCTTCTGCATGCATCAGGCGTAATTCTTCTTTGGTGTAATCGCTGGTTTTTACCCGCCCGTCGATTAAATCGTGGCATGAGCTACAGGCAATCGCTGCCTGCATATCGTGTGGTTTTGTCGCTGTTCCGCACGTCCCCGCCAGCCTGTAATGCGCCAGCACAGAAGTTTCGGGATTGTGATTGCAGTAGCCAGGAATTCTGACGGTGCACATCTGCCCCCGCGCCGCTTTACGTAAATCCACCATTACGCAAACTCCAGTAACTGCGCGGCCACATTTTCGACTTCCTCCGGAGAGGAAAATTTACGGAACAGGATCCAGTTCCACAGCACATTAAGTACAGATTTATAAACCTGCTGAAACTCGGTTTCGTCCATGTTCGCAAAAGCAATGGACTTCGCCCGACGCCCGCGGCTACCGTCTGGATAAAAATGCTCGGTGTAGAAGCCGGCCTGAATGGTCACCCACTCGCGGAAAGCGTCAAATGATTTGAGCAATGCCATATCCTGAGTTCTGCGTGTCGCAACGGTATTCAGATATTGTTCCGCGGCATCACTCAGAGCTGGCGTATGTTCCCTGCCTACTGATTCACACAGGTAATCAACGAAGCCGAACACCATTTCTCGTTCGCGAGGTGTGATCGCCCCACCGCTCGGAGTCCAGTAATCGAATCCAAGTTGCAGAAGTTTGAAAAAACGCTTGTGAAATGCATAGTTACGCACACGCTTAAAATCAGCATGTATCCACTCGCCTATTTTGATTTGATGCAGAAAATCGCAACTCTCCGGTGTCGCCGGGAGCAGTAAGCCGGAAGATGTTTGTTTAACCAGTTGTATATGCGCCATCGTAGTTCTCCGCTGGCGCAGTAGAATGGGTGTTCAGCCCGTTGTGTAGTATACCAGAATCAATGCCAATACTAACAGGATGCCCTGACTCGCAATTCATCTGGCAATCTATCATTTCCCATAATATCACTATTCCTCATCGGTAAAAAAATTGCCTTGCGACCATTCCGATACATCATTGCTTTTTGTGTATCAGGGAAATAATCCATTTCAACAATAACTGACAGATCATCACAACGTATGACTGCAAATTTAGTGCTAAAAGATTCCTGTGATTTTTTCACGATGCCTCCAAGCCTCTAAGGAAAGAGGTTTATATCTACCTAGAGGCAAAAATATATATACACAGAATGTTTATTTCATGTTGTATATTTGATTGTTTAATGTGCAGGTGCAATGACTTTTATTTATTGCCGCGCATATAATCAAATATGTGATCATCTTTCATCCTTCGTATTCGACAGACAATAAAAAACCCGCCGAAGCGGGTTAGGTGCGGGTGCGTTGAGGATGCCTGACACATCAGAGGTGGCGAGGGATTTCTCCCTCGCCTGGTCTCTTACTCCTCAGGTTCGTAAGCTGTGAAGACAGCGACCTCCGTCTGGCCGGTTCGGATTCGTACCTCACAGAGGTCTTTCCTCGTTACCAGTGCCGTAACAATGACGGTTAAACAGATGACAATCAGGGCGATTAACATCACCTTTTGCTGCTTCATAGCCTGCTTCTCCTTGCCTTTCGGCACGTAAGAGGCTAACCTACATTTGTGAGACATAGATTGGGCCTCAGATTAATGTTAAGCGTCTTGCAGGACGCGTAATGTTAACTGGGGCTTTTCTCTATCTGCCTTTGGTGGCATGCCCGAGGCAGATAGCCTCAAGCACCCGCAGCAATTCTACTTAACTATCCTTTTCCCGCAAATCGTTTTTATCCCCAGCGGCAAATCGAATACACCACCAGCGCCACCGCCAGTGCAATACCTACTGTTGCGAATGCCTCAGGCCAGGTCATCGATTCATCTCCGGCGGTTCTGGTAGTGGCATCCAGTGGGTTACATTGCGGCTCTGTGTTTCGAAGAACTCCTCACCATTGCGGACAATATCAAAAAACTCACCGTCCCGATATTGCGCATAAAGAACGAATGCGCCATCACATAAAATAATGACGTGCTGACCATCATTTGGCATTCGCTCACTACAGCTTATCCAACCATCCTGAGTTACCGGAGGAGTGCCCGATAGCGCGGTCTGCTCCAGTGATGCTTTTACAAACCACGCGGCCTGAACTATTACGCCATGAATCCAGCGCAAATCAGCATCGAGATCTTTCTTTTTCATCTTTTCGCCACTTAAAGCCTGGCTTATGTGGCTGCGTACCAGGTTTTCATGTAATTCCTTCGCATCCTCAATGGTAAAGCCACCAGGTAAACGACCCGGAGTTACCGGAGAGTTGCCAGCCAGCGCGTTCAACCTGTAAGCCTGGCTTACAGGTTCGGCACTATGAAGCATGGCAGCGCGGCAGGCCTCTTTGAGTACCCAGTCAACAGCGTCTTTCCATGCTCCTGTTTCGACTGGCGGATTTTCACGCTTAACCTGTTCATAAAAGCGCACCGCTTTAACCAGTCCGTCCGGCGCTGCCTGCCCTGTCTGCGCCCTGACCCACGCTACTCGTGCCGGATTCATATGGCACATGTTGTGCCCTCTTTCTTCATGGTAATGCTCTTTATCCTCGTTAAACGGCAACACCTCATTCAGACCGGCACTTCTGAAATCAGCGTGTAATTGTTCCAGTGCCTCTTCGCAAGGGGCACCAATTAATGTGAGATAATCGAAAAGATTGGCGCATAAACCATAATTTTGAGAAAACACTCCTCCGGGTTTCGCCCCATTACTCAGCCACAAATCATAAGCAATATAAAACCCGTAAAGCTGTTGTCTGATATTTCCTTTAATTTCTTGCATTATTTATTACCGCCCTTTCTGGCGGCCTCCTGATGTTCTGAGGGTGCAGGAATCCCTCCGGTTAAGGATTTAATAAAAATCGTTTCTGATTTAAATCTTCAGTATTTAGTTGTTAGTCGGTTTATAGCCTTTATGCTTCGGCCTTATTTCTCAGCCATACACAAACCGGGCCATCTTCGGTGTCATGTATTGAACCAATAAACCATCCATTGCCCTCTGGTCGTTCCGGTTCCCATGCAGAAATATCAGCATCACACGCATCAAGGTCAGCACATCCTTCATCTCTGAAGCAGAGGACGTATTGAAGATTATTTTCCTCCATCCATGCGTTAAACTCTTCCGTTGAAATAAGTTCTCTACCATCACAGAATTTTTCATATTCAGGATGCGTCCAGTAGCCATATTCATCACGTACTACTGGTATTTCTCTAATTTCATTCATTTCTGTTCTCCCACGTTTTCAGACTTTCACCACAGAACGGGCAAAAACACATTGCAACACCACGACCGATATATTGCCCAGAGTGAATTTGAGCAATATCTATGCCTGACTCGCCGGTGTTTATGTTCACACGTTCCGGGATAAATATGCCTTTACTCTTGAATGTTGGATTTCCATATTCGAGAGATTTTGCCAAAGCCGCGCACGGTTCTATCTGATTGCCATTAACCTGACATTTTGATGCGTTCACAGTACCACCTCCTGAAAATTTCCCCTCCAGAAAGCAAGCACGCGCTGCATAGCTTCGCTCTGACGGCACTCGCGACAAATTATGTTCTGTCGTCTGTCGTAACGACGTATTTCGCCATCTGGCAATGAATAAATCAGGTCAGGGTCGCTCTTCTTTTTCACTGCCGCTCTCGACATTTTTTTGCAGGCTTTTATCCAGTCCTTACGAGCCTGCTCCGAAGGAAATATTCCATGTCCTGAACCATATACTGCGCCACTAACTACCAGCTCTTTCGCCAGAACTTCTATCAGGTGTCTCGTTGCTCCGGTTTCATCCTCCAGTTGCTTACGTGTTTTCCTCCCATCTCTGCGTACCAGTTCCACAATACGCGCCTTCAGTTGCTCCCGATATTCAGGTGTAAAAACGTTTCTCATAAGCGCCTCACTTTTCCGACACAACGCGACTGGAGGAATCGACAATCTGTCGGACAATATCCCGGTGTTTATTCAGCTCCCGCAGTGCGGCACAGACTCGCTCCCACTTCTGGACATGATTTTTCGCCCGGCGCAGTTCGCGGTTTGCCAGATGCAGCGATGGCAAAATCAGGTCATCGGCTTGTGTTTCGGTGAACGATGGCAGCGACTGCACAATGTCCGCCACAGTTCCTGTTTTAATTTCTTCCTGTATTGCAGCTTCCGGCGCTGGTAACGCAACACCAGATGGCTGAGGAAAGGCTTTACCACCATTTCCCGTTACCGATGCGGCTTTCGGCTCTGCTGGTAAATTATCGTCCGGCATGCAGTAACGAAATTTACCGTTCTGATTTACACGAATCAGACGCCCTTTGCTGATTGCCATTGCCAGCGTTGAAGCTACTTTGCGTGATGTAGTACCGAACAACGTAGCCAGTTCATCCGCCGTTTGTGGTCCGCGTTGTTCAATCGTCGCGGTTAAATCGCACTCTGAGATTTTCGCTACTGTTGCTGTGGTGGTTTCTTCCGGCAGTTCTGCCTGCGCTGGCTGTTCCTGCTGAACGTTGTTATCAGCCACACGCCAGGTGTACGCGCTTTTATCAACAAAACCAGCCTTTTTCAGTTCCCATAGTTCGTTCAGCACTTCTTCACGACTGACATCAAGTCGCGCAGCAAGTTCTATGGATGTGGCTTTTCCCATTGCTTTCAGTGCGTCAAAAACAGTCTCCATTAAATTTTTCTCCTGGTAAAACTTACTTCGTGATTCCTGGCTGGACGACATTCGGGCGCCAGCTTTCCCAGTTAAAATTCACCCATCGTCCGCCGTTCATGGTCATGCGATCCATAATCCTCTCGCCGAGCAATGTTTTCATGGCCCCATAGTTCAGGTTTGTCAGCATTCCCACGCTACGCATCGACGCTGTCCGTCGATCAATAATCTGGTGCAGTACCACCTGCTCGTTTTTCGTCTCGCGCTGAATGCCAATCTCATCAAGAACCAGCAGATCCACTTCGCACAGTTCCCGCAAAAATTTTTCGCCTGACTGCCCGTCGTCATAGCTGGCATGCAGGGCACTCATAACATCAGCCACAGTAACCACAATCACTGTCTGGCCATCTTTCAGCAGGCTATTCCCGATAGCTGCCGCCAGATGGTTTTTTCCGGTACCAGGTTTTCCGCTGAACGCAAAATTTGTACACCCGGTCATCAGTTCATCAGCGATGGATTTCGCCTGACTCAACGCGTATCGCTGCCCTTCGTTCTGCACCTGGTAATTCGAAAACGAGCATTTGCGGTGCAACGGCTGGATGCCAGAGCGATTCAGGATTTTTTCCACCCGCAACTGACGATTCAGGCGGTTGATCTCCTCGCAACGTTTCTGGCCTTCTGCAAGTTGCCACTCGCGCCACTCCGCCACCGTTCTGAATGGGGCGGTTACATGTGGTGGGGTCATTCTGCGGATACGTTCAAGAACGCCACCTGCCGCAATATTTTTCATGGTTCGTTACCCCCTGAAGCCTGGCGGGATCGCGCTGTCCGGCAACGAGACGGTGTTAACCTGCCGAGGCAACGTCTCCGGTCGAACGCCTTTCGGCGCGAACAAGCCCTGGTATTCGTTGGCGATGCTGTGTCGAATAACCTGCTCAGGGGTAAAACCCTGCTGGCGGAATTTTTCCAGTTCCCGTATCGCCCCGTTAGCGCCCTGCTCCGTTCGAATCGGTTTTCGCAATGCCTGCCTGAACTGAACCCACTCATGCCAGAGTGTTTCCGGCAACCACTCAGGCAGAGCTATGGCCTCTGGTTCGAATTTTTTAGCCGCTCGTTTTTGGCGAGGGGGGTTCAGGGGGAGATCAGTATTTATATCTTCCTCTTCATCTTCCTCTGGTAACGCTTTTTGATTCGTTTGTGTAACGCTGGCAGCGTTACCTTTTCGTTTCAGCTCGCGTATTTTTGTAACTCTCTCGTTTGTAACCGCCCGTTTTTTAGAGCTTTTTCCGTTATGACGTTCAAAGTTAGGTAGAGAAAGCCCACCGTCATTTTCGACCAGCCATCCAACCTGAATTAACGCATCAGCAAAACCAGCCATAAAAGTGATGCGATCTATTGCACTTTTTGTAACGCCACGAGCGTTACAATCTGCGTTACCGTCTATCATTTGTTGATCCGCCCATGCCCAGAAGCGAATAACCTTCCCTAATGCGGCATCTGGATCAATATTCAGAATCTCAGCAAGCCTGAATATTTCCGGCTTATCCGGCGTAATAACCTCGAGCTTTATCCAGTTTGAAGCCATTTGTTTTCACCTTGTAACGCTCGCAGCGTTACATTTAACTGATACCGAACAAAACAGTCCGGCACGATTAATTTCAATCAATGCACTACGACAGAATCGCCGGGCGAGCCACCGCCGCTGAAATGTGCTTTCCGGTAAACGGCCTGAACTGCATCATCATGCGCATCAATTGCCGTACTCAACGCTTCCTGTGCCGCCAGCAATGCCCGGCGTTCCAGGGTATCGAAAATGCTGAGTCGGTGGCGCAGTTCGCGCGGAAGGATTGCCAGAATTGCAGGGATCAGTTTCTGAATTTTTTCCCTTTGCGCTTCCGTTTCACCTTTTAACCAACGGTGATAGATGTTCTGCTGATTGTTCCAGTCTTTACCTGGTATCAGGGGCAATTCGCCGCCCCCCTGGCGCAGATATTCTTCAGTAATTGCATTGGCTACCCATGCCTGCCCTTTTTCGGCTGCCAGGGCTAACAACACTGATTCGATGTGCTCATGCCTGATTTTCATGAATCAACCGCTCCTATGCTGTTTTCGCTATGCTTACCGCCTGGGGGGAATACATCGTCAAGCCCACAATGAGCGCCAAGCCGATTAAGGGTAGAAACTATTTTTCTGCACTCCTCTAGCCCAGGGGTACGAAAATTTGCTTCGTAATTTGCCAGTCGGCTTTGTATCCACCCTAACTGAACAGCGAGTTGTCTTTGAGACAACCCAAGCTGTTTTCGATATGTTGAAATTTTGTTCATCATTACCTCCTGCTTCTATTATTCACATTTCGTGAGCAAGATCAACTACAGATACGTGAGTACCGCTAGTTTCACACATCGTGATAAAATCGGAGCCATGAAAACCATTGCAGAACAAATAGGCGAGCGACTAAAAGCCACTCGCCTAAATCGAGGATTAAGTATGGGAAACCTGGCAAAACTATGTGGTTGGTCAGGTTCTTCTCGTATTGCTAACTACGAAGCTGGCACCAGGAGCGTGGGGGCTGAGGATGCGATCATCCTCGGCCAAGTACTAGGCATTTCCCCCGCAGAATTAATGTTCGGTGAACAGGAAAACACTTACTCGTGGTTAAATGATAACCAGAAAAAAATGCTAGAACTGTTTAATCAGCTCCCAGGATCGGAACAAGCACGCATGATTGATCTGTTCGAAATCCGTCTTCAAGAGCTTGATGAGTATGTGGAAAAATATCTAAGAAGCAGGCAACAGAAAAAATCCTCCTAAGCCTTTAATCTCCCTCGATTCCAATCAAAAAGCTCTCGCTATTAGCGAGGGCTTTTTTTGTCCATCAAAAATCCAAAAGCAATACCGCTCACATATTGAGTTGACAAATCACTCACGATATGTGAGCATTTGTCATATCCAAACAACGCCCCACCAGAGAACGGCTGGACAATACCTCGAGTTATCCAGTCACTGAACAGGGCTAAGTAGCCAGCCTGAGGCATACGAACATGACGGCAGTTGTTGATTGATACAAAGCGCAGTAGATAAAACGTTCCGCCACCCGGCGTTAAGGGGAAAAAAGATGGTGCATTACGAAGTAGTTCAGTATTTGATGGATTGTTGCGGTATCACTTACAGCCAGGCTGTGCAGGCTTTACGTAGCAACGACTGGGATCTCTGGCAAGCAGAAGCCTCTATCCGCAACAACAAGATGTGAGAGTTCCCAAAATGCAAAAAATCGACCTCGGCAACAACAAATCCCTGGTGTGCGGTGTGTTCCCCAACCAGGATGGAACGTTCACCGCGATGACGTATACAAAAAGCAAAACATTTAAAACCGAAACTGGTGCGCGCCGATGGTTGGAGAAGCACACAGTAAGCTAACGATTAAAACGTCTACTCCTGCTGTTCCAGAATAACTTCATAAAATGGGAGTATTTTTCGGTGACGAGATAATAAGAACAGTTTGCGCTATCACTCTGATGTTGAATGATGCCCTTCCGTTCTAATTTTTTCATAACCGGGTTACGGCAAGGAGAAGTGATAATAAGATTTCCTGTTTTAAGGAAATCTTTAAATACAGCGATTTCTTTCTCAGATAAACGAAGCAATACTCGTTGCTCTGGTAGTAATGAATAATGCTTTTGAATATGTGCTCGCAATCTTGAGAAGGAAATGGCGACCACGAAAGAAAAGGCAAAAACGATAATCTGAAAGAGCCAAGGTATTTCAGTATAAGCATTGAATGCGACAGTAAACTCTTTCGGTATCAGCCAGAGAGTGAGACCAAAAATGATAATCGTATACATAAGTCTTTCGAGTGGCTCGTTAGCAAAAAGTTTCAACAATGGAGTAAATACATCCAACATATCAATAACTCTCAACTGTAAGGGTATTGAAATGTTAACACAAGCTCTCGCTGTAGGGGTATAGCCGAGACCACCGAAGCCCGGAGGTGGTGAAATAAAACTGGGCGCAACACGAAGGCGCATTTCCGATATCCATAAAGAGTCGGTCTTGTCTGTTAAATTTAAATGGTGGGAGTGCGCCTCCGGTTGTAAATAACGACATTGCTGTGTGTAGTCCTGGCGGCATCAGTTTTTTCTTGAAGTTTGGCTGATGTCCGCCCTTTTTAAAGTGAATTTTGTGATGCGATGAATGCGGCTAAGCGCACGCGGAACAGTTAAAGCTAAAAACAGTGTTATGGGTGGATTCTCTGTATCCGGCGTTAATTGTTAACTGGTTAACGTCACCTGGAGGCACCAGGCACCGCATCGACAAAATTCATTTGTAAAAATGGAGATAATTATGATTGCTCATCACTTCGGAACTGATGAAATACCACGTCAGTGTGTGACCCCTGGCGATTATGTTCTTCATGAAGGTCGGACATATATCGCCTCGGCAAACAATATTAAAAAGCGAAAACTTTATATTCGTAGCCTGACTACAAAAACATGCATTTCTGACTGCATGATTAAAGTCTTCCTCGGTCGTGATGGTTTACCTGTAAAGGCGGAGTCATGGTAATGACTAAGAAAATAAAATGTGCTTATCACCTTTGCAATAAAGAAATTGAAGAAAGCAAAATCATTACAAGACCACTTCATTTCATGCGTGGAGTTATACCAACGACGGAAATGAAAAAATATTGTAGTGAAATCTGTGCCGAAAAAGACCAGATGGCACACGAACTTTAATTAACTGACTATCCGAAACTGAATTTATGCCAGCAATGGCAGGGATTCGCTCAACCTTAATTAAGGAGAAAAACATGATTACCAGTTATGAAGCCACTGTTGTTACTACTGATGACATTGTTCACGAAGTCAGCCTGGAAGGAAAGCGTATTGGCTACGTGATTAAAACAGAAAATAAAGAAGCCCCTTTCACTGTGGTTGATATCGACGGTCCATCAGGCAACGTTAAAACACTTAACGAAGGCGTCAAAAAAATGTGCCTAGTGCATATCGGAAAGAATCTGCCCGCAGAAAAAAAGCCGAATTTCTGGCAACTCTGATTGCAATGAAATTAAAAGGTGAAATCTGAAGAAATAGCCTGCGTATGACGCAGGCTATGAACAGTGTGTATCCGGCAAGATTATTCACTGAACAAACGAATTTTAATCTGAGTTGAGGTTAAAAAACAATGAGCACCGATAAACAAGTTTACCCACTGTATTACGAAGCAAAAAATGACAAAGTAAGAAAACGTCTCGGTATTAAAGGCGGTTTTTACTGGGCTGAAGCGAAAAAATTATCCATTGCCATCTCCCGTGGTGCTGTTGCGATTGACGATGCTGGCTACGATGAAGATGACTTCAAAAAACCTGTTCGCGTCAATTTGCCCGTTGTTGATGGCCTCCCGCCAGAAGGCGTATTTGATACGGAATTCTGCAACCGATACGAAAAAGGCGGGGAAGATGGTATCACAATGGTACTTATCGCGCCCTCTGTTCAGGATAAACCAGCCAGCACTGACAATACCAACGTCAACGGTGAAGACATGACTGAGATTGAGGAGAATATGCTCCTGCCAGTTTCAGGTCAGATTCTGCCTGTTCGATGGCTGGCGCAACACAACAGCGAAAAACCGATCACGCACGTTTCGCGGGACGAACTGCGCGCATTACATAACGCACAGGATGAAAAACTTCCCGCCGTTACCGCGCTGGCCATCTCAAATAAAGCAGCGCAACTCGAACCACTGGAAATTCGCGATCTCCACAAACTGGTACGCGACACTGACAAAGTTTTCCCTAATCCTGGTAATTCAGACCTGGGACTGATAACCGCTTTTTTCGAAGCATACCTGGGCGCTAACTACACCGATCGCGGCCTGCTTACAAAAGAGTGGATGAAGGGAAATCGTGTTTCACGTATCACCCGCACGGCTTCCGGCGCTAATGCTGGCGGCGGGAACAAAACCGATCGCAATCCGAATTTAGTACACACCTTCGATACGCTGGATGTGGAGATTGCAGCAGCCACACTTCCGATGGATTTTAATATTTATGAAATTCCGGGCAGCGTTTATCGTCGCGCAAAAGAAGTCGTCCGGAAGAAAGAAAGTCCGTTCAAAGAATGGTCCGCAGCACTTCGCGCAATCCCGGGTATCCTGGATTATTCCCGTGCCGCTATTTTTGCACTTATCCGGAGCGCCCACCCTGAACTTTATCTCTACAGGGTACGCCTTCAGGTGTATATCAACGCCCACTTAACGGAAACTGATCACGAGAACCCCAGCAAGGAAACCCTCGCTGCTGCACGACATACACCGGAAAAAGATATCCTGGAAGAAGTTAACCGCGAACTGGCTGCTGAACGCGAAACAGAAGAAGAAAAAAATAATGAGGAAAAATCACAACCGTCTGACGCAATGGCAGATGAACAGGCAACGACTGAAGCAATGGAGCCGGATACAACTGAACATCGCCAGGACACGCAATCGCTGGATACTCAGGCACAGATAGATCCGGTTAATCAGGTAAAAGTTACCGCTGACGAAGTAAACAAAATTATGCAGGCAGCCAATATCAGCCAGCCTGACGCCGATAAGTTGCTTGCTGCCTCTCGCGGAGAATTTGTTGCAGGGATTAGCGACCCGAATGATCCGAAATGGGTGAAGGGGATTGAAACCCGCGATTTTGTGTACCAGAACCAGCAAGAAACGGAACAGAACGACCAGAAAGCGGAACAAAACAGCCAAAATGCGTTACAAAACGAGCCAGAGACACGACAGGAATCAGAAAAAACCTGCACCGCCTGCGGTCAGACTGGCGGCGGCAACTGCCCTGATTGTGGCCCAGTGATGGGCAACGCAACATACCAGGAAACATTCGATGAAGGAAATCTGGATGAATCTCAGGAAAAAGATTCGGAGGAAATGGAAGGCGCTGAACATCCGCACAATGAGAATGCTGGCAGCGATCCGCATCGCGATTGCAGTGATGAAACTGGCGAAGTCGCAGATCCCGTAATCTCAGGAGACATAGAGCCTGGTATTTATTACGGAATTTCGAATGAGAATTACCACGCGGGTCCCGGTGTCAGTAAGTCTCAGCTCGACGACATTGCTGATACTCCGGCTCTGTATTTGTGGCGTAAAAATGCCCCAGTGGACACCACAAAGACAAAAACGCTCGATTTAGGAACCGCTTTCCACTGCCGTGTACTTGAACCGGAAGAATTCAGTAACCGCTTTATCGTGGCACCTGAATTTAACCGCCGTACAACCGCCGGAAAAGAAGAGGAGAAAGCGTTTCTGATGGAATGCGCAAGCACAGGAAAAACGGTTATCACTGCCGAAGAAGGCCGAAAAATTGAACTCATGTATCAGAGCGTTATGGCTTTGCCGCTGGGTCAATGGCTTGTTGAAAGCGCCGGACACGCTGAATCATCAATTTACTGGGAAGATCCTGAAACAGGAATTTTGTGTCGGTGCCGTCCGGACAAAATTATCCCTGAATTTCACTGGATCATGGACGTGAAAACCACAGCGGATATTCAACGATTCAAAACGGCTTATTACGACTACCGCTATCACGTTCAGGATGCATTCTACAGTGACGGTTATGAAGCACAGTTTGGCGTGCTGCCAACTTTCGTTTTTCTGGTTGCCAGCACAACTGTTGAATGCGGACGTTACCCGGTTGAGATTTTCATGATGGGCGAAGAAGCAAAACTGGCAGGCCAGCAGGAATATCACCGTAATCTGAGGACCCTGGCTGACTGCCTGAATACCGATGAATGGCCAGCTATTAAAACGTTATCACTGCCCCGCTGGGCTAAGGAGTATGCAAATGACTAAGCAACCACCTATCGCAAAAGCCGATCTGCAAAAAACCCAGGGAAACCGTGCACCAGCAGCAGTAAAAAATAACGACGTGATCAGCTTTATTAATCAGCCATCAATGAAAGAGCAACTGACAGCAGCTCTCCCACGCCATATGACGGCTGAACGAATGATACGTATCGCCACCACAGAAATTCGTAAGGTTCCGGCGCTAGGAAACTGTGACACCATGAGTTTTGTCAGTGCGATCGTTCAGTGTTCACAGCTCGGCCTTGAGCCAGGTAGCGCCCTCGGCCACGCATATTTACTGCCTTTTGGTAATAAAAACGAAAAGAGCGGTAAAAAGAACGTTCAGCTAATCATTGGTTATCGCGGCATGATTGATCTGGCTCGCCGTTCTGGTCAAATCGCCAGCCTGTCAGCCCGTGTTGTCCGTGAAGGTGACGAGTTTAGTTTTGAATTTGGCCTTGATGAAAAGTTAATACACCGCCCGGGAGAAAACGAAGATGCACCAGTGACCCACGTCTATGCTGTCGCAAGACTGAAAGACGGAGGGACTCAGTTTGAAGTTATGACGCGCAAACAGATTGAACTGGTGCGCAGCCAGAGTAAGGCTGGTAATAACGGGCCGTGGGTAACTCACTGGGAAGAAATGGCAAAAAAAACGGCTATTCGTCGCCTGTTTAAATACCTGCCTGTCTCAATTGAAATCCAGCGTGCAGTATCAATGGATGAAAAGGAACCACTGACAATCGATCCGACAGATTCCTCTGTATTAACCGGGGAATACAGTGTAATCGATAATTCAGAGGAATAATTCAGCCTGGCGGTGTAGTGCGCCGCCATCGCCAAATTATATATTTATGAGAGGAAAAACAATGCGATATGAAAAAGTTAAACCATGTCCGTTTTGTGGTTGTCCATCTGTAACGGTGAAAGCCATTTCAGGGTATTACCGGGCAAAATGCAACGGATGCGAATCCCGAACTGGCTATGGTGGAAGTGAGAAAGAAGCTCTCGAAAGATGGAATAAACGAACCGCTGAAAATATTAATGGAGGCATTCATGTATAAAATTACCGCCACAATTGAAAAGGAAGGTGGCACACCTGTTAACTGGACAAGATACTCAAAATCTAAATTAACGAAATCAGAATGTGAAAAAATGCTCTCAGAAAAAAAAGAAGCAGGCGTCTCCAGAGAGCAAAAAGTAAAACTGATAAATTTTAATTGCGAGAAGTTTCAGTACTCGTAAGTTTCATTATATTAAAATTATAACTTCATAGCTAATTATAAAAAATCAACCACGTCCGCCAGTATTCTGTATATTTACTGGCGGTCATATCGTAAGAGGTATGGCAATGAATCTTGTGACACTCAAAACGTGGGGAAAACTCAGGTATCCAGATAACCCACCATCAATATCAACGCTGAGACGATGGGCAAGAAATGGAAATATTTATCCTGCACCTGAGCTACACGGGAGGAGTTACAGGGTGGACTCTGAAGCATTCTATATCAACCCGAATAAGGTTAGTACCGATATAACACACCATCAGCCTAATGGGAGGCAAGGGCGAGACAGTCCACTACTGGAGAAGTTAAAAAATGCAGCGGAAAAAATACGACCCCAATTTACCTAAAAACTTAACATATCGAAGAAGAGATAAAGCATACTACTGGCGCAACCCTCTGACTAAAGAAGAAATTACGCTAGGTAAAATTTCCAGAAGAGATGCAGTGGCGCAGGCAATTGAAGCCAATAATTATATATATAAAAATTTTTCTCCCGTAGCTTTAATTGAAAAGCTTAAGGGAGCGGATTCATTTACCATGACAAACTGGATTGAGCGTTACAAAACAATTCTTATGAGGAGGAAGGTATCCAGAAACACTTATAAAGTCAGAGTAAATCAACTGGAAACAATAAAAGAAAAACTGGGAGGGATTTTACTTACAGAAATAACCACTCGCCATATTGCCGATTTTCTTGATTCGTGGATTGAAGGAGGGAAAAACACGATGGCAGGCTCAATGCGTTCTGTGTTATCTGATATGTTCCGCGAGGCCATTGTTGAAGGACGTATATCTCAAAATCCAGTAACGCCAACAAGAGCACCGAAAATAGTAGTTACAAGAGAACGACTGAAACTAAAGACATACAACAGTATCAGGGAGGCAGCAGATCAACTTCCGGCATGGTTCCCATTAGCTATGGACTTAGCCCTCGTAACAGGGCAACGTCGCGAAGACATAACGAATATGCGGTTCAGTGATATTTATGATGATCGTCTCCACATCAGGCAAATTAAGACAGGAATGATGATTGCCATCCCCCTGTCACTCAGCCTTCCTGTCGTTGGTTTACGACTTGGTGCAGTAGTTGAACGGTGCCGCATGGTAAGTAGAGGGGATTATCTAATCAGTGCCGGGATTAGAAAAAACAGCCCTGACGGCAGCATTCACCCGGACGGCCTGACAAAAAAATTTGTCGCAGCCAGAAAATTAACAGGTATCCAGTTCAGTGAAAACCCACCAACTTTTCACGAGATCAGAAGCCTGGCTGGGCGATTGTACAAAGAAACATGTGGAGAAGAATTTGCTCAGCGCCTACTTGGTCACACATCGGAGAAGACAACAAAAATGTATCTTGATGAGAGAGAAAAAACGTACTTACTGCTCTGATTTTAACGTAAATGGATTGTTAAATGTATTTTGGTTGTGGTATAACCAAAAAAAGACCGGAATACAGAAATTCGAGTAAATTTCGGGGAATTTCGGGGAGACATTTGTAACTGATTGATTTTAAATACAATAAAAAAAAGACCGAATACGATTCCTGTTTTCGGTCCAGGGAAATGGCTCTTGGGAGAGAGCCGTGCGCTAAAAGTTGGCATTAATGCAGGCTTAGTTGCCTTGCTCTTTAAGAATAGATGACGACGCCAGGTTTTCCAGTTTGCGTACAAAATGGTCAGTAAAAAGCGCGTCGGCCATCGTCTTAAATGTTAAAAACCGCCCGTTCTGGTGAAAGAACTGTGGCGGTTTTTTATTGGAAATCAAAAGACTATTTTAGGCAATTAACAGAGTTTTTTAGCTCGTTCAATAAATGGTTCCAGGTTCATTTTTTCGCCTGGTTTGTTGGGATCTTCTATCTGTATCACCGAGATGGGCTGGGCGTTAGTTTTGCCACTGTCCACCTCCTTTTGTGCGGCATCATTCAAAGGATACTGTACCAGAGTGCTGGGGTTAATGACATACAGAGCATTGCCCGGTCGGCATGTCAGCATCACCTCTTCGCGATTAAACGCCCATTTGTCCTTGCCAATTTCAAAACGACTGACGGTAATCACCTGAGGTGCCGCCAACGCCGCGCTGGAGCTTGTAAGCAACAAAAACGCCAGAATACTTTTTTTCATCAT